CCGCTTTCTACATACAAAACGCCGCCGCTGGCTGGCGTGCCACTTGGAGCCGTCGCGTTTCCCAGATGAATTGTTTTAGCTGAAGACGCAACTGTAGCATTTGTACCGACTAGCAAATTACCTGACGTATCAATACGAGCGCGTTCACCGTTATTGGTGTATATCACCAAAGGAAGAAGAGTGCCTGTGCCATTCGCGCCCGCCCGCAAACGACTTTCTGTAGGATTGACCGCAATATCCGTCCATGAAGTATTTGTTGGATCGGATGTATTTGCGGCGGTCCAAGCGGAAATACGACTTGTTCCGTTAGGTATAGCGTAAATAAAAGACGCCGAATCCGTCGTCGATGTTTGAAACATCGCGCGGGTCGACGCAGTTGCGCTAGTAAAATCGGCAGTTATACGAGCGCCTGAACCAGTTAATGCTACGCCGCCTGACGCGGATACATTACCGCTTTTATCAACGGTAAACGACCCTGTCGTAGCTCCTGTAGTGCTGAGATTCAGCATATAGGAGCCTGCGGCGGAGGCCGTGTTAGCTATAACCATTTTTATACCGTTAAACGCTGTCCCCGCAGCATTCCACGCGTCGGTAAGATTGTAGATATAAGCCATTACGCCCTCGTCTCAATTTCAATGCCGTCGCGGTCAAGAATCGGCACGTCAGATCGATCAAAAATGGTTTGAGAAGGGATCGGCCCCGATCCACCCTCACCAACCGCCGGCATGAACGGCCCCAAACCACCTTCATACGCCGCCGGATAAATCTTAAGCTGCGGGCGCAGTCTTAATTCATCGCCAAATATGCAGCGTAGACGAATAGTCATGCGTAATAGCTAATGTTGAGTTTAGCGCTGGCGGTCGTTTCGATGAACTTTATTTTATTAAAGTCGCCATCGTAACTAAGGGACGCGCCAACAAAAATAGGCATCCCGACACTAGCCGTAGGATCGGTGCCGTCATCCCGCCAGCGCACATTCTGCGTCTCCGGCACGATAAGCGCTAAGGTAGCCCCCTGCGGCGCGGTCAGACCTGTCGCAGCGCTAAGCGAAGTAATTTGCTGGTAGCCCAGACAAACCGTCGTAGATTTCAGGCCCATAACACCCTCTTACGCCAAGAATTTCAATTTATACAGCGTTTTCAGATACAAGCCAACTATCTCGTCGACAATGTTCTGAATAGCCGTGTCGTCGCCGAACTCTTCGCGGCCTTTTTCGATCTTTTTCAGCGAATCTTCAAGAAATTCAACGACATTTCCTGTTTTTTCAGCCGAATGAAGCGTAATTGGCCCGATCAGACCATGCCGGCCCTGATAGGTTTCCACCAAATCATCGGCCAAATCTATGATTTTGGGGTAAAACGAGCCCAAAGCCTTATGTTTGGCGTAAGACCGCGTGTTGAGATGCACAGAATGCGTCACGTCGCGCGCTAAGAACAAGTGTCCGATCAGATCCGCGCAGCTCATGCCACCCTCGCAAATTCGCCGTGATATTTGTCACGGGCTTCCGAAGCCACAAGAGCGGCTAGTTCAAGGTCTTCAAAATACCCAAAATGGCGTATTTTATTGTTTACGGACAGGGAAACACCCCATTTATTCAATCTTTTATGCCAGCACACATTTTTTACGCCAGAAGTATTATCTTTTCGCTTTTTTGCATTCTGAGCGTTACCTAAATGCGTAGCGGCGCGAAGATTTTCAGAACGATTATTCGATATATTTCCGTCTATATGGTCGATAATATTGGCCATATATCCATGAAACATTAAAAATATGAGCCTATGCGCTTTATAAATCTTACGCGCATATTGAATGTGCGTGTATCCCCGTTTGCCGGCATATCCGGCTATAGATCCTCGCGGCGTTTTTGCCGGATTTGTCGGATTCTTCCAATAAAGAACGCCGTCTCTGTATTCAAACAGATGATGTGCTAATTCGGCGTTCATTGAGGCTCCATTCCCGGCAAAGTCTGCATGGGAGTGTTTCGCGGAACTATATCGCCCGTATCCAAAGCAGCGGCAATAGTTCCCTGAACTATATCACTAATCTGCTCCGGCGTCAGGCCGCTCTGCATGGCCGAAAGACGTTTTGTCTCGGCGTCGTAAGCCTTGATCTGCGCGTTCTGTTCGTCAATCGCCAGCTTCTGCATTTCATACGACTGCATGAGCTGCTGAATCTGAGCGTTGGTCTGCTCCATCATTTGCGACATTTGAACGATTTGCTGCCGCATAGCCTGCGCTTCCGGCGATTCGTCCGTATCCTGAAGCACCTTCGGGTCGAGCATCTTTTCGAACCGCTTGGCCATTGTTTCAGAGCCCGGCCAGTCCATGTTTTTGACAAACAAATCGCCGGCTACCGACCAAAGAGCCGGATTCGTTTGAAGGATCTGGCCCATCGTGTCCATTGCCTCCTGCTTACGGGTCATGTAGCTGGGGCCAGACGCAACCTGAACGTCGTAAGTGCCTACGTTCGGGTTATAGATTTTAGCGATCTCAATGCCTTCTTCATTGACGATTGACCGCACCGCTTCCGGTTGCGCCGGATTGATGCGAGCCATGCCCACCTCACCCTCGACGTTGATAATCCGTGCGACGCGCTGCGTGTCGTAGATTTTGGGAATAAGATCCACCAACTGCCGAGCAACATATTTTACCGCCCGCGCGAGGTTGTCGACATAATGATAAGTACTCGTGTCGCCTTGCCGCTCCCGAGCGAGGATCGCACGACCCGTCCGTTCGTTGGAAGTCGCCCCAATGCTACTATCGTATTGGCCAGTGGTCGACTTGATGTCTTCGCCTGCGCCCATCTTGGCTTGGATAAGGCCTGTTTGAGCCATCGGAGGCTGGGCGCGTTCAGGTAACGGTAGCGGGTTTCCAGCGCCGTCAGTGACATCAGGATTGACCTCCAGATACGGCCAGTTGTTCGTATTGGCCGTCTTCCAGTTGGTTTCGTAGCCTTCGAACTGGCCGCCGTAGCCGATAAATGGCGCTTTCGGGGCCAGCGCCAGCATTTCCGCTTCCTGGCTGACCCAATAGTTATACATGCGCTGCGCGTCTTTAGCGTTACGCACCAGACCGCTAATGTAGATCTGACCGTCGACCTCAAACTCGTTGCCGATCACGCGAATGACGGGGATGTATTTGCCCGCCCATTCACGCTCCTCCAGCACCTCATAGCCGTTAGTCTTGACCCACATGACTTTGCGACGGTCGCTTTCGCGTGAACGCAGCGGCTTGCCGTAGGCGGCCATAAGCCGTTTGTCCTCTGGCGTGCCTTTAAAGGCCGTGATATTGTCTGGGTAGAGATTGAGCGTAGCGCGTTTAGTGTCGACGTAGAAATACTCAGCGATACGGACAGTCTCTTGGCTGACCCACATGCTCAGCGTCTGGTCGCCCACGCCCTGCGACATCATGCCCGTGACAGGCGTGGCGTCAGGATACATGCGCTCGTATTCAGCTTTTGGAATGTCTTCCGTAATGAAACACCAGTTCGCGTCCTGGCCACATGGGTCTTGGATCATCGGGTCCATGTAGACGCTAAAGCTGCTGCGCACGCGTCCGATCTTAATATCCTGCTCGAAAGAATCTTCTTTCGTGTATTCCGTCAGGATGCGGATATAGCCCTCGCCGTATGTGACCTGATTATCGCAGGCCGTGTCATAGGCAACGTCGGCGTCGGACATATACTCAATGTGCCGCACGATACCGTCGAAGATCTCCGCGACCTCCGGGTCGGCGTTCTCATCGGCTGGGATAACGCGCGCGGTCGGACGATTCTGGCGTTGCTCGTTTGTCACGAGGCGCACATGCTGTGGCAGCTTGTTAATCGTCAGGCACGGCCGTGCGTTGATCGTCTGGCCTTGCACCGCGCCGCGTGTCGCCAGCACGTCCGCCGGCCATTGCCACGCGTTGTCCGGCGAGCCCGCCATGAAGCGCAGATCGTCTAGCTCGTCTTCGCGGCTGTCAGAATAGGCCGCCATCGCCACCGTAAAGCGGTGACGCATGGTCGCCAGACGGTCATCGTCCGGGTTGTCGGAGACTTTGCCAGCGGCAATTACGTCGTCACTTGCCACAAGACTTGCCTTTGCTCATCTTGCCCGGCTTAGCCGCCGCGCGCTTGGTAGCGTATGCTATCGCAACGCTTTGTTTTACGGGTTTCCCCGCTTTAATTTCGGCCGCAACATTCTTGCGGAAGGCTTGCTTACTAGCGCTCTTCACTAACGGCATTTTGCGGCCCTCTTTCAACGTATTCGAGAATTATATCGGTATATTTCTCGAACCAACCTAATCTTGTGTTGCACTGTTGGCATAAGACGCCACGGTAAGTTTTTGGTATCTTATGGTCAATACACATCTTGCTGGCCTTCTGGCCGCATATCTCGCATGGTTGCGCTCGAAGATATTTAGCTTCTTCCAAACTTAACCCATATTTCTTCTTGGCGTCATACTTAAGCTGATTCAACCGCAAGTTTGCGGGCAAAGAGCCGTTATTCGCAAACTTGTGTTTACTCACTTCTTCCTCGTCTTAGCTGACTGCTTGAACGCCTTGGCGGTCGGTGCGCCTTCTGCGCCGGGCTTACGCATTTTCTCGCCTGACCCGGCTTTGATGCGCGCGCGCTTCGCGTGAATGTTGGCGTAGAGCCCCGGCTTACTTGCCACAGTTCCACCTCTTCATGCTGGCCTTCGCCCGCTCCGCGTTCTTAGACTTAGCGACCACGCCGCCCATGCGCGCACAGAACGACTTCTTACGCCCCTCATCGGCCTTAGTCTTAGGGTTGGGAGCCGGCGGCTTGAGCTTGCTGCCCGTCGCGGCATTGTATTTGGCTCTGCCCTTGGCGGTCAAACCAGCGCCCGCCTTAGTCGACAGCTTCTCGCCACGCCCTACTGACAGCGATACCATCTAGTGTCCCATCCATCCTGAAGAGGCTGTGCCTGCACCATACGTTACGCGCGGTCTGTTGTCTATGGGCCGCGCTTCCCTGTGCGCCACAGGATACGCGAACGTCACGGCGATAGCGTCGGCGGCGTCAGGGCTGGCCAGTCCGCGCGCCTTCATGTCCTTTTTACTTTCTAGGAATATAGTCCCTTTACTGTCGGGCTTCATCATCGGCCCGGTCAGGTCAGACTTTAGAAAGCGGTCGTTTGGGATGCTCGCGGTCTTCAGCCATTCCCGCATGGCGTGCCACATTTCGGCGCGCTTGTTCCCGAACATGATCGGTTTGCTGGAGCGTTGGCCAAAGTTCACGCCCCGGATCTTGTACCGCTGTTCCTTCAGCCGGTCGACAACGCCCGCGCCCAGTCCGCCCTCGTCGATGACCGTAAGAGCTGGGCGGTATTCTTCGATGATGTCGATGACGCGCCCCACGACCTCCATTGTGTCGTCACCCCTATATCGCCTAATGGACAGGATGTCCCTGCCCTGTCGTATTGCGATGACTGTAGCGTCAGCCCCAAATCTGGCCGGATCAACGCCGACGATTATCGGCGCTGTCTGGTCCTGTGATGGCGGGCGTGTCTGCGCCTCCATGACCAGTGATGACGGTATGAACTGATCGTCACTCGCGTTCGGGAAGGCTCCGTAGACCTCGACGTGAGCCTGAGCGCTGTCGGGGCCGTATTCGTCGATAATCTGCTGATAGACTGCCTTATCAGTTCCCTCCACGCTTCTGGCGTCAACAACCTTGTTCCGCCAGAAGTCGCGCTTGCTGTGGAAGCACTCGTAGAAGTATCCGCTGTTACGGCGGGGGTTGCTAAAGCTAAGCCAAAAACGATTAGGAGTGTTCTCTGTAAAGAAGCCACTGGCCACCGCCCATATGCTGTCGTCGATACCGCTGGCCTCGTCGAACACCAGCATGACGCCCGCGAAGTTATGCACGCCCGCGTAGCTGTCCGGGTTCTCGGCCGACCACAGCCGCCCCTCCACGCCCCAATAGCGCGTGCCCAGCTTCAGATCCCGCTCCACCAGTTCCGCGATCCACTTGGCCGGCAGCACCCGGGTAGCGCTCACCTCGAACCAATGGCTGTTGAGGCACATGCTGAGCCACTTGGTGATCTCGGCCCAGGTGACGCTGCGTAGCTGCGCTTCTGAATTGGCCGACACGATAGTTGTCGAGCCTATGCGCGTGGTCAGCATCCAGATCACGAGCCAACTCACGAGGGCCGATTTGCCGATTCCGCGACCGGAGGACGTGGCCATACGAAAGGTCTCGAAATCGACCTTTCCGCCGTTCTCGCGGATGTGCTCACGCAGCTCGGTTAGCACCTCTAGCTGCCACTTACGCGGGCCTGTAAAGTGTT